GCAAGATCTGTTGTAGCATCTGTCGGAAGAGTGGTTCCAAGTGGTGCTCTGTATATTGCGCCTGTGATCTTAGGCTTTCCAGCTGAAACGTGAGCTGAATTTACTGTACTCATGCCTTAACCTCCTAATAGTGTGTTAATTCAAATACCGCCTGGTATCTGTATCGTTTTGTTGCTGAATCCGTGAAGTTGTAATCCGAATTAAGTCGGATGCTTGCTACTTCATTAACGGATAAAATGCCAAACATGGCTTCTTTGACAGCCTCGTTGAGTTCTGCCGCCTTATACAGTGACTCTCCATAAGACTGAATGGCTATCATGGCGGAAAAGATATAATTCTGTCTACCAGAACCCGTTTTTTCCACAACAACAAAGCTGCTTGGCTTGTTTGCTGGTTCTTCCATATAAACTGGAACTTCCAGCACTGAATTTAGGTAATTTAAGATAATCTTCTCTATCATGACAACGCCTTTAACAATGTATTATCCTCAAGATTCTCCTTGATGGCCTCTTTGGAAACGGCTATAACTGCCGCTCCGGTACGTTCTGGATAAGTACGAGACTGCACCTCATATCCATCCCCGACCTTCGCTTGAACTGATCGTGCAGCTTGCATACAAGCGTTTGCAATTTCCGCCGATTTAAGAAGTTCCTGAATGCCGGCTGAATTGAGTTTTATCTCGACTTTCTTAGCCATAACGTTCCACCTTTACATTCTTTCCCCAGCGGAGAGGAATGTTCTCTGGCTCTCCAGTCTCGGGATAACCTATTGTTCTATATCTTTCGCCCCAGATGATGACCTCTGCGTCCGTCCAATCATTCACATCACCCTTTGGAATGCCCAGAACAAAAGCAATATACTTTCCATACAGGCTCAAGGTATTTACCATGTCATTGGTTGATGGATTTCCAACGAGTACATCCGGAACATCAATAAGTTCCTCTGAATAAATAGGAGCGCCGAAGTCATCATAAGAAGTTATGGTCTTTTTAACCAACTGGATTGTTGTTCCCTTCATGGCTTCCTCCTAAATCTTCAATTGGTGAATGGGAGCCGATTTTGTTTCCATATCCCAGAAGCTGTTTATCCAGCTTTCCAAGGTACAGTTCACCAGCTCCGCCGCCACTTCCAATAGCCCAGCTCTGCGAATAGCTCAGACCACTCATTGAACCCTGAGTAGCCCCCATTGGAATGCCAGTCGTTTCCCCGTCTCCAATAGACCGTATAACCATCCTTACAGAAACAACCTTCTTTGCATCTGCGCTTGCCGAACTATTAAAGGCATCAATAATGACTGCTGCATCATCCAAGAGATTTGTGCAGACTGCCTCTTCACCCTCGGAAAGTGTTCTGACCATCCGAGCCTGTACGTCTGCTACTATTGCATAAGCCATCACATTCACCTCACTTTTTCTTAGTCTTTGGTATTTCCTTCTTCTCTTCGGTCTTAGTAGGCTTTATTGAGGAAGGAACTGAGGCAAGCTTGTGACCTGCCTCAAGATATTCCTGTTTCCTCTCATCCGCTACCCACATTGTCGTGCCGGTAGAAGCGTTGATGAATTTAATCATCAATTAGCCGCTGTAAGAGCGTTAAATACAGAAGTGTCAGCACGGAATCCGACTTCGATTTCTGCTCTTACTGCAAACATATTCTGCTGGAAGAGGTTGATTGTCTCACCTTCTCCGAGATCGAGTGTAGCATCACTTGAGAAGTCAATAACAACTCCCTCAACTGTTCCGTACATTGCCTGTGTCCAATCACCGACAAATCCTACCTTTGCCGGAACAGCAGGTGATGCGGAAGCGTTGCCCGGAATATAAGCCGCCTTTGACTGCTCAACTCTTGCTCCGAGAATCATCGGGATAGCACCTTCAGCAACAGAGTTGATAAAGAGTGGTCTTTCGTCTCCGTCCTTTGCTCCGAGAAGGATTCCTCTTCCCTGTGGGCTGATTACATAGCCGTTAACGATACCGCCGTGTGTTGCGATATCCGTATCTGCCGCAACAAGTCCGTCATATGTATTGGTCTTGATCTCCTGTGCTGTTACATTTGCGAAAGTGTCGAAGTCTGAGCCCGGTGCCTGTGTGCCGCCGAATACTGTGTTATCGAATTTACTACCGAGAGCGCCGGGAAGTCTGTTGATGCAAGCATCATAGAGAGCTGCTACGTCACGTCTGAACTCGTTTGAGAACGGAACGATAACTGCAAGCTTATAAGCTCTCATTACCTTAGTAGCAAGTCCCGGATTAGATACAGGCTTCTTCGCTGTCTCTCCAACCCAAGCCGCTTCTGGATCACTTGTGATAACATTGATAGCCGCTCCTCTTCCCGGAAGCTCTATCTGTCTTGCTAACTGCATTACCTTTGATGCTTCCTGTGTCTTTGCGATAATCTCTCTCGATACGTCAACAGGAAGGTCGATTGATGTTCTGTTTGTTGGTATGCCTACAACTGCCATATTGTTTTCCTCCTTATAGGTTCTTTTCTGCCCATTCAGCAAACTGCTGTCGGGTTGTTGGTTTACTTACTTTTGTTACTTCGCCGCCATCCTTCAACTGAGGATAGCCATTTACATTCGCAAATCCAAGGATTGCTTCGGCCTGACTCTTGCAGTCTTCCTCAGTATTTCCAGTGAGAAGGTTAACAGGAACGCCTGTTTCTGCAGAAACTCTGTCCTTGATGGCTCTTATCTCCTGTTCGGCCTTAATGCCCTTCAGCTCCGCTTCAAGCTTCTCGGCTCTCTCCGTTGCTTTCTGAAGCTCTGTCTTGGAAGCCTCTTCCATCTCGTCATACTTGGCTGCTTTTGCTTTCAGATCCTCGAATCCTTCGAATTTGGATCTCTCTTTGAAGACTCTTTCCTGTACTATTCGGTTAACTTCCTCCTGAGTAAAGGTCTTCTGTTCCTCAATCTGAGTATTCTGATTTGTTCCCACCTCTGTGGTCTTAGTCTCTTCCATGCTGTAATCCTCCTTCCGAGTAATATCCGCGTTTTAATGGCACGCGTTGCCAAATTATGCGACCTAACGTGGTCCACATCGTTGAGAGGCGTGTTAGGTTCTATTTAAAAAGCACCCGAAGGTGCTAATTAATATCAGATTCTTCAGCTTCAGAGCTGTTCAGCTCCTCTGTGCGTTTTGCATAAGCAATTCGCTTCTGCTGATTTATCTCATCTTTATTTCTGGCGTAATTCTTACGCCGTATTGTGTTGGCCTTTTCCTCTATGGAATAGCCTTCAGTGTCATCATACAGGCTTCTGTCCGGTTTATAACCTTGGATAGATGATTCATGGTCAAATCTGATAGCAAATTGGCAGTCACAATTCGCATGGATGTGATCAGCATGATCGCCCTTTATGGTTTTTGCCGAAGCGCGCTGCCATCCCATAGCCGAAAGCAACTGACAATATGCACAGGTCTCTCCAACAGCTATCCAAGCAAATTCAGCGCCATCTCTTCGGGCATTTTGAAGCGTTGTATCAGCTCCAGCTTGCTTAACAAGCCTTCCAACTACTCCAGAGATATAATCATCACTCTGGGAGAAGGATGAGGCACCATAGATGGCCTTTGAAACCTCTCCGATAGTCGCTGTCTGGGCTACCTGCGCCACAGGAACAGTCGCTCCACTTAACTCTGCAACTGTATCGTACATCAGAGCCGAAAGTGCTGCGGATGCTTCGCCGTATTTCGTGGTGATAGCATAGGCTTTAGCAATTGCCGCTTCAAACTGGATCATTTGATAACCGCCGTTCGCTGCAATCCATTTTGCCATCTCATTTGTGGCTCTTGCGCTTAGTCCAGCCATAGCCTGTTGATATTTTTTCCACTGCTTACTCGATAGTTTCATCTATTCCCAACTCTCCTAACAGATCAAGCCCTCTGCTCTGTGCTTCCTGAGCTTTAATCCTTCGGATTTCGGCCTTATCGAATCCGATCATTTCCAAGAAGGTATCTGTAAGAGCGAAACTTTCACGAACTGACGCGATCTTAATGGCTGCATCGGTTGTCATAGCCACGCTCGGCATTGCCGGATTCTTGAAATGAGCCAGAATATCCTTCTGCTCATCAGAAAGTGCATCGAGGGATGTATTGTTTTCAATTGCGATTGCCATTAAAGCAATTGTCCTGAGCGCTGTACCATTTCCAGTGTTCAGCTGTTCTGCCATGGCAACAAGCGTCTGTGACTGAGCAAGAATGGCATCAGAAGAAGTAGGATTAGCGTCATTGATAACTCCTGTATCAGTCACTGACAAACCTGTTGCTGCCGAGAACTGCGTTGCCAGAACTCGGATCATCTCAACGTGTGGAGTGATGGAACCCTGCATCAGCTGACCGAAGGTAGGCTTCTCACCAGTCTCCGGATTGTTTGTCGATGCGATTATAGATCCAACATACTGTCTGAACTTCTGGTTGATAACCGCGTCATACTGTTCATCAGTTATTCCAAGCAGATACTTCTGCGGACTTGTTGCAAACTCAAGACCGATAGTAGCGTTCGCTATTGTCCTCACATACCCGTCTATAAGCCTTCTGACGGGCTCTTTTATTCTTGAACGACCAAATGGCTTATTGCTCGTTGCGTTCCAAATAAGAGGCTCCATGAGCGGTCTGCCCATCTTGTGAGGGTATCTCTGGGATGTCCAACCATTGCCATCGTTGTTCAAAACGTAGACAGCATCTTCTGTATAATAATTTATAAGTGATGGAGTCCATGTCGTATTAGAATCATTGTCCGGAACTGAATCAATTATGGCAAATCCACAGCTGATTCGTCCTTTTTCTCCGTCCCAGAGTGCCGAAGCTGTCTGAGGACTATGAAATCTGATTTTGGCTCCATGCTTTTTGTCCTTGGAAAGCGTTGCGAATGTGCATCCGTATTTCAGCTCGTCTCTGCAGGCCTTTTCGTACTCAGCAACGAGGTTGTTATTAAACGCTATCCTGTCAACGTCCTCGATTTCATTTCCGTTAGCTCCAACGAATCCATCGAACATAGACCTTGCAGCCAGCACGTCGACCGTTTTAGCACCCCAAGAGCAGCCTATTTCCAGTCCTCTCAGCGTCTCAGGGAGAGCAATTCCAAGATTAACAGAGCCGAGAGATATATTACCCTCATAATACTTGTCCTTCTGCTGATTCTTGTACATGTGCGAGTTATAGTTGTTTAACAACTGCGTCAGCTTGTCGACTTCGCTCAGTGGGAAGTTCTTAATATTTGTCGCTGATAACGTTAGCATCTCTTTCTCCTTAACCGATTCTCATCTTCTTGCCTGGATTCCTCTTGGAGTTCTTACAGCCCCACAGGGCCAGAGCGCAAGCCTCAATTGGAGAGGAATTTTCACCGCCGAACCCCCAACCGCCGCTAATTGCTCTTCTGGTCGACATTGTGGCACTGTCTCGCAGATCTGTTTGTCCGGAATACCAGCTTACTGTTTGTTCACTCAAGGAATCCATCAGAAGGCTTACCGCCGCGATCATATCCTTCGCTGTAGGCCTTATCACAGAGCCCTTGTACTTCCAAACATCAACTATCTTATCTATCAATACATCAACGCCGTTGCGCCCGTCTATGACCACGCAGCAGGCCTTGTCATATCTCACCTTAAGCCAGTCGGCAAGCCATTGAGTGCCAAGACCAGTAGGCCGTCTCTCAATAAGGGATATTCTTGGAACTCCCTCCTGTGGAATGACCGCTCCACATAAGCAGACCTCTGAGCCGTCAGCACTGAATTTTACTCCGTAAGCCGTTTTGCCTTCTGGCTTTAATTCATCACTTCGGCATGCGTCCCAGACTCTTGAATCAATAGCATAATCGAGATGCTGAACAACCGCTGGGCTATACCATCCAAGCCGCTCTCTGCAAAATCCGTCTATTGCCATGGTTTCATATTCATTAACAACCGTATCTTCTGCTATACGGTATCCCATAGCTGGATTTGTCTGATATGCCAGTTCAACTGCTTTTTCTGGACTGCAAACTTCATCAAGTGACTTAACATATATACTCCACTCAAGCCACCATGTTTCTCCAGCATCCCCACTATGCGCTTTATCGTGCATCTTCGGGAATACCGTTCCATGACAAGTTGTTCCTGGTGGAGTTCCAATGTATATCTGTTGCGGCATCATTTTGACGTTACTTACTTCGGAAGCAGCTGAAATAACAGGAAGCATTGCATCTTGCTGTTCATCCGTCATTTCCTGTGCCTCATCGATAATAATTACCGAATAAGTTCCACCTCTTGATCCGCTATTTGTTCTTGTAGCAAACTCTATACACCCGCCAAGATGGATAACCCCGTCTTCATCCTTCCAATCCTTGAAGTAAATTCCTTCATATCCTCTTGCGTGGCTTATAGACTTTAC